TTGATCCATGCCTTGATCGGCTCTGGCACTGCGGCTGCGCTCGCGTAACCGGCGACATAGCGCACGGTTACGGCATCAACGTCATCGAGCGTGTCAGGCCATTCGGTGTTATAGGCTGGGACGATGGCGGCGAAACCGTAGTCATCGCTGGTGCGCAGCCGATACGCGCTGGCGCTGAGTGTCTGCGCCACGCCTGCGGTGTCGGTGTAGATGATGCTTGTAACACTCGCAACGGGCACGCGGGTCAGGTCGATCACGCTGGGGAATTCGTCCAGCGTCAACTCCCAGGTTTGGGGCATCAATGCTCTGCCGGTGATCTGTTCTGCGGTTTCAGTGGCCGATACCGTCATGGCTTCGATCAGCGTGTCTTCGTCGGTACTGTCCACGCGCAGATGTGCCTTCACTTCGTCAATGTCCACCGCAGGGGTGGTGGCTTTGGTGACTAGGCGTAGGGTCATTTGCGGGTTTCCTTTTTGCTCTGAGATGCGCCCGCTAGGAGCAGGCGCATGACGCAGCAGTTAGGCGTTAGGCCGGTGGGTTAGCGGCAGGAAGCAGCTTGGGCGTAACGATAGCAATCACACACAGCAGGGCCGCGCCGGTGTTGGCGGCAGGCGTGATCGTCAAGCGAACGTAGCGCTTCATGCCCTTGTAGCCGACCTTGAACACCGAATCGTCGTTTGTGAAAGTGAAGCTGGCAAGAGCTTCAGTGCCAAGCAAATCAGCATCTGCAACCGCAGCAGCATCAGACAAGTTGGCCGCATCGCCTTCTTCTACCAAGACGGTGAAGGTAGCGTCCGCATCAGCCAAAGAACCCGTCGCAATCGCAAAAGTAAGCGACGAATTGGGTTGCATATCAATAATCTGGCTGGCGACTGCTGTGTCCCCCGTTGCGTGGTCATACGGGCTGATTCCGCGCTTGAGGTTGATGCTGTTGAAGAGGTCGTTGTTTTCCATGATGTTTCCTTTAATGAGTGAAAAAGCCGCTGGTTAGGCGGCTTATTTGGTTTAGGCCGACAGCTTCAGGAACTTGACAGCTTCAAAGTTGACAGCGCCACCGCCTGTGCGCTTCGTGCTGTAAAACACGATGTACGGCTTGGCGGTGAAGGGGTCGCGCAGGGTACGCACGCCGATGCGGTCAACGATGGTGTAGGCGGCGTTGAAGTCCCCCAAAGCCAGCGACAGCGAATCAGTTGCCAGTGCAGGAACATACTGGTCAATCTTGACGGGGTAGCCCATCAAGCGGTCAGGCTGGCCCATTGCAAGGCCGGGTTCCCACAGGTACAAGTCGCTGGTTGCGCCACGCAGTTTGCGGATTTTGGTGCGCAGCTCACGGCGCATCAGGAACGAGGCGTTTTGCAGGTAGGTATCTTTGAATGCACCAATCAAATCAAGCAGCGGATCGGCCTTTGTGGTGGTGTTGAAGTCACCATTAGTGCCGGTCTTGACGTGTTCAAACGTGCCCCATGCGCGAGTGTCGTCAGCCGTAGCCGCAGTGGTGTAGCTGAACAGGCCACGAGGTTGGCCGACACCTGTGCCGGTGGTGAAGGCTGTGCCTTCAACGCGGGCAAACTTGTCAGCTACCTTGCCCGCCAGCCACGCTTCGACGTTGGTCGATGCGTCATCAATCAGCTTTTGGCTGATCTTTGGCATCGCGTACATCTCATGGGCATAGATTTCATACTTGCCCAATTGCGGGGTGGTGCTGTCAGAGCGTGCGCCCAACTCAGATACCCAACCAGCGCCAGCTTCATTGTTGTCAATGATGCCTTCGAGCTTGTCGGCGCTGATGGTCTGCACGTTCGCCAGTTGGCGCATGGTGGACTGCTCGTAAATCTTGCTGACCATGCGGCCAACGGTGGCTTCTGGCAAGAGATAACCACCATCAGGGTCAGACCCTGCGGACAAGGCTTTGCGCTCGTCTACGGACAGCGAATCAACGGTGATGCCAGCGGCTACCTTGAAGAAAGCAGACTTGTACTGGCTGTAAGCAGCCGCGTCAAACGCAGCGGGTGCGGCTTTGCCCTTGCTTTGGTACTCGGCGCGAAGGGTGTTGTTAAAACCCTTAACTTCAGCGGTAGCTTCTTTGTCTTCAGCACCAGCGCCTGGGCGTTGAGCCTCGGTGATGTACTTTTCGAGCTGCGCTTTGGACTCCGCGAAAGTGTCCATTGCTTCGCCAAGTTTTGCAACTTTGGCTTCAAGGTCGCCTACGGCTTTGCCGTCAGCTTTGGTTTTGACAAGAGTGTCGTTGCTGGTTTTGAATTCCTCCCAGGCACGGCCCAGGTCTTCAAGGGTTTTGTTTGCGTCGGTCATGGCGTTAGCCTTTCATAGTGAGGATAGAGATTGCCTTTGAGATGGCCTCAGGCGTTGCGGATACCAAATCACCAATCTCGCCAGCGTCCTGCATGGCTTTTAGGTGTCGGAAGCCGTGGTTCATGACCAATCTTGCTTCCTTTCTGCTCAACCCAGCGTCCTGCATGAGTTGTTCAAAATCTCGTTCTGTCATTTCGCTTTTGACTGAACTGATGCGGCTGGCATCGTTCATGGGGAATGTCACCAGGGACAACTCCAGCAAGTCAAGGCGTTTGAGGGTGCGGATGCCGGTCATGCGGTCATAGCTGTCCTCTTTGGAGCGGTAGCCGATACTCATGCCGGTGATGGCACCCATCTTCATCAATTCGTAGGCTTCAGCACCACGCGCAGTCTTCAGCGCCAACTGGCCGGATACTTTCAAGCCAATGCTGTCCTCTTCCATCGACTTGTAAACACCAATAGGTTCATCCTGGCGGTGTTGCCAGAGCATCGCAGGCATCCGGCCCGCCGATTTCTGCGCGGTCAGGGTTTCGGTAAACGCACCAGGGATGATGATGTCGTTGCCGCCATCTTTGATGTTGAACACGCTGCCGTAGCCATCAAACGTGCCATCGTCTTTTGAGGCTTTCAGCTCAAATTGGAAGTCAATGGTTGCCATTTTTAGGCTCCTTTTGTGCGTCCGGCGCTGCTGGCGCTGGAGGTTCTGGCATTTCGGTGCCGATGATCATGTTTGCTGGTGTCAGTGGTATCTCCAGGCCATCCAGGGGGTTCAAGTCGAGTTTGGCCCGCGCCTCGTTGCGGGTCATGATGCCGTTGGTGGTCAACTGCGTCAGGAACGCGGATGTGGCCGCAGAATCGCCTCGCAACATGCCCTCTTCGACAAATTGGCTGTAAAAACCGGCTTTTCGGTCTTTTTCAGTGAGCAAATTGGCATCAATCGACTGCTCCAACCGCTGCCACCAGGGCGACATCGTGTGAACAACGTGCGCCAAAAACATTTGCTCTGCGGATGCGTAAGTGGCCGCTTTATCCGAGTAGCCCACCATGATGGGCATGACTCTGAAAAAGCGGCAAATTTCCTCGATTTGGTGCTTGCGCGTCTCCAAATGTTGGCTGTCAACGCCGGTCATAGAGGTGTTTAACCACTTTGCGCCACGATCCAGCACCATCGGCTTGCCAGCGTTGCCAACACCGCCAATTTCCTTGTCAATCCAAGCCTTCATGGCGGTGTATTGCTCTTTGTTGAGCGCACCGTCCACCGAGTACACACCAGAGGCTTGTACGCCGTTTTTATGCATTCTGGCGTGCTGTTCCTCGGTTGCCATAGCCAAACCAATGGCTTCGCGGGCCAGTTGGACGGCTTCGAGGCCCATCCAGCTATTCCAAGACGGCCCGCGCACATGCCAGATAGCCTCTGCGGGGAAAGTGTTCATCGCGCCGCTCTGCGCGGTCACGTAATAGGTCAGTACGCCGTTGTCGGCGCGGTTGACGACCACGCTACCAGGCTCGAACGGGATTAGCTCAGTAATTTTGCCAAACACCGTGTTTTTGAAGGCAAAAAAGTTGCCTGTGAGGACAACGTTCCATGCCAACATTTCCCGAAACTCAAAACTGGTTTGGTAGTTGTTTGGCCGATAGGCAAGAAGGTTGTATAGCGGGTGATCTTTGGCGGGTAGCCGCGTCTTTCCGTCCTTACTTTCCTGAATCAGTTTCAGTGGAACCTGGGCGATGCCTTCGCCAATCACGCGCACACAGGCCACCACCGTGGACACCTGCAGCGCAGTCTTGACGCTGACATCGCGGC